GTGTGGTTGCCCCCCTTTCGTGTGAGCAAGATCACCCCCATTTTCGAGTAAATGTAACTAACATCACATGATATCGCTTGACAATGTTCGTCACGTATGCTAGAGCGAGGCCCGGGCGTAAATATAGGCAGGTGCATTGTTAGTACAATGGGCCTGCCTATGGGTTGTGTGTTGTGGATCATATGCGGATAACTTGACTTGGTTCTTGGGTTGGTGCATTATTAATGCATGAACGGAACAGAGAATCAACTCAAACAACGGACATACGACAGATATTATCCGCTAGACTCATCACTGTACACATTATTGATTAGTCTTGGCTACAATGTTTCACTATCAAAGGGTCTTGCACACATTTCGTATGGCAGCAGATCAATCACGATCAAGAAAGAGGGAGACATATGGCGTGAATTGAATACGAACAAGACATTTACATTCAGGTCAGGAATTGCTATTTACGCACAGCGGTTGAAGGATTGTGGATAGGGTTTGATGATGGCGATTGTGTTTGGTGGCGTACGTCAGTTGCTTGGCGCGGATCTGGCTCATAGTGCTGATATGCAGAATTGGCGGGTTGAGTTGCTTCAGCGGGATCCGTATTATGGTTTGGTTTCGGTTGAGGGCTCGGAGTCGGTGGCTGTGAGTCGTTTGGGTCGGCGGTCGTGGAGGGCGGTGTTTCAGGGAGTTACTAGGGCGTTTGGTTCTCAGTGGGAACTGGGTTGTTTCTTGAATGACGTTTTCGATGGGAGGATTACTGATGGAGATTATTAGTAACGGCGACGGCGAGTGGTTCAACAAGACCACTGGCGAACACCTAGATAAGGAAAAGGTGATTCTTTGGCTTATTGCTAATTCGTGCAGCAAAGAGGATTTTGCTGAGTATTATGCTTGAGAGTACCAAGTCAGCAATTAGAGAAATGGGTGGCGTCATATGCGAATCTCTTTATGATGCTAAAGTGGTGCGAGTCAGGTTCGATCACGATAATTTCATCCTTGTTAAAGCGGGAAATGGTAAGTGGATTGTTAATCTTAACGATCAACTCAGCATGTGTGATGAAAGCACTGTTCCTAGAATACTTGAGTTTCAATTGAAAATGGAATATTTCAATGAAAACTATTACACAGGTTAAGCATAGTCTTCGACACCACGGAATGCGAGAGTGTTACACTCCTGGTGGAGCGAATATTCTTTATTGCCACTGCACAGCAATTCGATTGATTAATGATTACACGATTGAGGTTTGGGACTCTTTTAATCAAAGCAGCGGAACGATTACGCATTACGACACACCGTCACAGCGCAATGAAGCAATTGAATTAATGGGACTGGAATCACTGGGAGTCATCTGATGTATTACTTTGACGAATACGCAAAGAATCACAACCTTGAAAAGCAACTCGAAGGGTTTGATTTTGTTATCCGAGAGGACCGAATGCTTATTGACGGAATCGATTACAGACTGGACACATACGGTTGGCCCGACAACAGAGTAGTTTTTTCAGACAAGATTTCAGGTCAACACGTGATCAAACGATTCGGCGCTAATGGCACAGAGAAGTGTCGAGAATTTTTGAAGGAGTGTCTTGAGGTCCTAGGCGCAGAGATCGTTGACTGAATACAAGTATCCCCGGGAGTGGTTGGTTCCTCCCGGGGATACTTGCTATTTACGGGCGCTCAGCGGTAGCGGCTAGGCGCTCCCACGCCTGCCAGGTCTGAGGTCCGAAGACACCATCGACGTCGACGCCAAGAGCGGCCTGTAGGGACTCGATGACGCGGTCGTGCGCGGCCTCGCTGGCTTCACCCCAGATCCCATCGGCTGACGTGCCGACGACGCTCTGAGTGTAGGCCACACCCCAGGGGAACTCTCGTCCACCCCAGCGGGATGCCTTGATGACGGCACACATGCGCTTCTCGGTGTCCTGGCCAAGGACGTTGTCCTGCACAGCACCAAGGATGCGCTGAATGTCGCGAATGTTACCCCCACCGGAGCCAACTGCGGCATTGTCGTCGACGACGCGAATGCCGTAGACAACGTCATCCATGTCACGCTGCTTGTTGGTGACGACTCCGCCATTACCCTGGGATCCGGAATAGCCCCACGAGGTATTGCCCTCCACGGTGTCGATCTTCGTGCCGTATGGGGCACTGGTTGCGACTCCGATATGGTCGGACTCTCCGTCTCCCTGCCAGTCGAAGGTGAGGAGATCGCCGGGGTGAACGTCCCACTTGGAGATGAGGACGCCGCGGGAGCGCGCCTGCGCTTCGCGTCCTGGGACGTAGGCGGAGACCCAGTTGATGCCAGCCTTCGCGAGGACGTAGGAGACGAACATGTCGCAGTAGGGGACTCCACTGGCACCGAAACTGGGGGATCCAGTCACTTGGGCGTACCAGCGCCCGTACTTGCTGCCACTCTCCTCATCGGCCCAGCGCGAGTAGCCGATCTCCTCCTGGGCGGCGGAGATGATCTGTGCGCGGGTTACCATCAAGAGCTCTTTCCGCGGGGGCCGACGTGGTTGGCGGCGACGCCGAAGAATGCGGCGAACAGGAAGTTCAGGGCAGCGATCTTGTCGCCGTCGAGGACTCCCCAGACTCCGAGGCATACGAGGACGCCGACGGAGACGATGTAGAGCCACATGCGGTATGCGTCGGGGATGAATGGGGGCTTGGGGGCTTCGTGGTCACCCATTGTTTTTCTCCTTCAGGTAGGAAATGATTTCTTTCAACTGACGGTTCTGCGCATCTACGCTCGAACCACCATGATTTGGTTTGACGTGATACTGAACGTCCTTGAGTTTCGTCTCAATATCTTCGAGACGGTCTAGGACACTCGGCATTCCGTCACGACCATCCCATGCGTTTAGCATTGATGCGAGATGGTCCATGAATCGTGAGGCTCTATATATGAACCTACCAACAATTGTTAATAGGGATATGACGCCGAGAATTAGTGCGACGTCAATTGTTGTGGGGTTGATATGGATCATCGAACAAAGATTTCTGCGAACATATTTCGGGTTTCTGGCGAGTCGGAGAACAATCGCCCCTTTCTGTAGGTGCTCCTCATAATGCTCAATACCTTGTCCCCGTACATGAGCAATCGCTCTCCTTCTCGAAGGTCTGTGACCTTATAGGCCCATCTTACACGATCGCCCTTGGGTTGGCGTCGCTGAGCAAACCACGTGCCGCCGTCGATCCATATGGAGACTTCCCCGTCGGGGCAGCGGAGACTGAATGCGTACCGCGCCTTCCCGCTTTTCTTCATTACGAAGTCGTCGTAGTTGTCTGCGAATTTGTTTGAGATAGCATATTCGGCATAGTCTTCAGCATAATTGGTAATGAATGACCCGAATCGTGTGTGAGCCACTTCGGATTGAAATTGTTGGCTGTCAACAAAATCAGTAACGATAAACCCGTCAGCATGACGACTAATCCCTTCCTTAGGCTCAATGTTGAAACGAATGAAGTACGGATTCATGATGCTCACAGAGTTAGAGAGCATGAGACACTTAACCCGGTCCTGATAACGGTCGACCGTGGAATAAAAGTCCATGAACACCTTGGCCTCATCGGGAAGATACCTCAATGAGCCCTTATCGATAATAAACTCATCGAAGATGATGGTGTAGACGTTGGGGTATGCAATAGACTTGTTTGCCTGCGCAGTAGACAGCGGGATGAAGTATCCAACGGTCTCCCACTTCTTCCCCACTTTTCGCTGCGCAAACTGACCTTCAACCCTGAATTCCTCGCCCGGAAATTCATTCTGGATGTCTGCGAAGAAACTGTTACGCCCCTTGAGTTCAGTCTTGTAGCGCCGCAAGTAAATGAATTGCTGCCCTTTGTTGATTGCGTTCTTTATAACAATCTTCTTTGCGCCATACGTTTTACCCAAACCACGTGCACCCATCACCATGTTAAAAACACCGCGATAGGAGAGCACGTGTGAGAATGAGTAGTAACTGAATTTCTTTGTCATCAATGCCGCCTAACTGTCCACCATCTCGTGGCAGCGAGACGGTCAATAGAATATGTTACAGGTCCATAATAAGGATTTCCACCGTGACCTACCAGCGTATTTGAGTCCACCACCATATCTACGTGGTCAGTTTCTGGGTAGTAGGACCCCGTACTCTTCCATGCCATAACAATCATGTCCCCAGGTCTTAACTGTGCTCGCTCCTCAGCCGTCATGGCCCCTCCACGGCGCGGAAAAGGCTCTGCTCCCCGGAAGTACTGGTCACCCGTCCACGTACCCACAAACGTGCCTGAAGTCGCCTTGAAGGCGGCATACATCAATCCAGAACAGTCCGTAACACCACTGTTGTCCGGATCCATGCGCCCCGGCCCTTGTAGGTAGGCGAACTTGCCGCGGCGTGCCATGATCCACGCCAGAGCCTTAGCACCCGCAGACCCATCACTGGGCGGAGCTGCAACACCTCCCCCGCCAGCCTGTGCCTGATTGCGCTTTGCCGCTTCCTGCTGGATGGTGTTGTTGATCGTTTTGGTAATGTCGTCGAGTTTCGCGCCCCACACATTGTGCCCAAGCATTTCAGCGCGCACATTACCCCAGGGAGTTTTGACGACAAGTCCCATGGAGTCGTCAGCGAAAATTCGGAGATTCCCCCCCGAGATTGATATCTGCCCGCTATCGGAGGCACCGCTACCGTTTCCGGGCGTGGTGTTGATCTTCCCTAGACCACTACCCACGCCAGCGGTATCCCGATTCTTGATAATGTTGTATGCACCATTGTAGCGGTTTGTGTATTGACCGAGGACTCCATTAGCGAGAATACCGCGAAGCATCCCATCGAGAGATACAGATCCGCCAACATTGTTGAGCACCTGAAGAGCGTAGCGAGGACCTTGATGGTAGGCCACACACCAGAGAATGAATGCCTCGGTGTTTGCTTGATGGTCAAGCCCATATTGCTTGGCTGTTCCAACATATGCTTCAAGGTCGGCAACCAACTGGGCGTCTTGAATGTCGCTAGCGATTCTCAGCAACGGACCGAGCGAATTTCCCTCTTCACGAGAAAGGTAGTATGTGTTCCATGAAGTGCTTGTTTCCGCAACACTCTCCAATCTTGTTCGCAGACGTTGAGCAACCTGACTATACTGTGTAGGATATTTGCTACGCATTTTGTTGAGAATCGCGGCCGCGCGCACACCAAACCACTGAGCAATGCCAACAGTGATCGGGTCATTGTAGTTGATCGACACATAGTTCATTGATGATTCGACCTGCCCAATTGCTTTTACAGCAACGCGCTTCATCTGGTCGTCCCACGCCATTTTTCCTCCTACACGAAATCGCCTACCGCGAGTATACCGCAGCAGGCGATTTCGTGTCTATGTCACCAGATCTTATATGTCATATTGACCTGGTAGGTCTGGTTTGCCTGAAGAATGTCCCCAGCGTACAACCCACCAATCTTTGGCGCATAGATGTATTTGTATGTTCTGTCGTTGCCAACAATTGTTGACATGACTCCATCATAGGGTCGCGCCCACCCGGGGGTTCCGGTTAGTTTCACGTCATAACCGGCGTTGTTTGCTCCAACCTTGAATGTTCCCTGAATGTTAACCCAATCGCGGTCACGCTCACAAACAAGGTAGTTGTAATCGTGAACGATAGCGCCTGCGGTTAGCGGGTGAAGTGCTTCCGAGGGAGGGTTGTACCAACTTGACGCCCCATTGATCCAGTTCTTGAACAACTGCTTGACGTGGGCGTAGCCCGCGGCCGTCATGTGCACGTTATCCACACCCTGGTCCCATACGCCGGCCTTTTCGGTCCCCATGTGAAGCCAGGTTCGAGACCCTTCGCAGACGATGCCGCCGTAGGGCTGGGATGCTTCCATGACCTCGAATGTGCGCGAGACGCACGAGCGAGCCATCTGCACATAATTGTTAAGAGACGCCTCGTTATACGTCACGGGGAGGATCCTGATTTCCGCGTTGGGGAAGTACGAACGCGCTCGCTGGAAGAAAGTTCTTGCATTCGAGGTGATTGAGTTCTGGGCACGAATGTCATTCAGCAGATCGATCACGAAAAGGTATTTCGTTCGATTCCGCTTCACCTGATTCATACCGTTGTACGCATTGGACAACTGGGTAAGGAAGTTGTTGTCGGGAGTGGAAGTGAATCCACCTCCGCCGATTGCATAAACATTCGGGTTCAGCCCAAGTTCCTGACACAGTTGCTCGGTCCACCGACTGGCTTCAATTGTTGCGTTGGACGAGCCAATAACAACGCCCTCATTGAGTTTTGGGTCCTCAAGAAAAATATCGTTCGACTCTGTCTTGGTGTAATAGGACTGAAGCCGGGTATTCGTCTCAGCACTAAGGCGATCCAGTTTCGTTTGAAACTCGGTCAGCGAACGCTGATTCGCAGCCTGCAACTTGTCAGCCCACGTGCGAGTCGTGAGCGTAACCTTGGAGCCGGCGGGAGCCTTGAGGGGTGCTTCAATGAAGTCCTCATCAACCTTTCGGAATTCCGCGTCAATGAGCCGCTTCTTGAAGTCTTCAATGGTTGCTTCAAGCGCAGTCTTCTTGGCGTCGAGTTCCTTGTTCCAACCATCATGCGTCTTCTCAACCTCGGCAATAAAGTTGTTGACCGTGTTGTTCAGTCGCTCAATGATCTTATCCTGTTCCTCGCCAAACAAGTTGACGTACTCAATAACATCGATGACCGAGGAACGGAGACGCTGAAGAACGTCGTAGTACGTGAGCCCGTCACGGTACGTAAACGGCGTGACGTTGTTGATCGACCGGTTCTGTACCCGCCATAGCGCCTGATCGATAGACCCAATGATTTCATCACCAGTAGCCATAGTAAATTCCTCCATTTAATCCGTTAGGTGTGTGCGGTGCGTCAGTGTCCCAGATTCCCATAAACAAATCTGAGAGTTCTGCAATAACGAAATCGTCAACATTAACGAGCGTGTTCCTGTACCTCGCAATCATGTCGGACTTAGCCATATTATAGCCCGTCGACCGAGACCGCTGATTGTTGCGGAAATTAGAATTCCCCGTACCGGACGAATCCGACTTCGTGTTGTTCTTCGTGCCCGAGACGCTACTCGCGTCGCTGATGCTCGTAGCATAGTCCCCGTCCCCAGCCAGACGTGTCTGCGGGGTGTCAGAGCCGACTGTGCGGCCCTTGCTGTCTGTACTGCCCGTTCCACTGGACGTCTGTGTGGACTGATTGCTGTTCTGACTCGTACCGTCCTGAGACGTCTCGCTGACGCGCAGTCCGCCGTCGAGGGGGTCATTGTTCTGCAACTCGGCAAGATACATTCGATTATAGCGGGGCATGATTCTCTCCATTTTGAGAGACATGCGCCAGATGAAGATGTCGGGCGTTTCGTGAGCGATCTCCTGAAGCCAGTACTCACGCTTGATTCTGTCATTCAGAGTTTTTCGATATGTTTCATCGAAAATGGGGTAGTCGTCAAGTCCGATATGGTCGCCAGTAATTCTGACGACATCTCGGAGCCGCATTGTCATCAAACTCATTCGATCACCTCGTTAGGAGTGGTGTTTTCAATGGAAAGGTAGTCATTAAGGTTCGGCGCAGCATTGTCATCCACAGCCCAACTGCACGACACGTTCAGTCCGAATTTCTCGTTGATCTGCTGGCAAGCAAGTTCGCGAGGCTTCATGAAGGACTCACGAGACGCGAGAACCTGCCCTGAGTTCGCTGCCGCTTCCTCAACAACCATGCGCTCACGCTTCTCTGAATTCACATTCATGATTCCGAGCATAGTCAGCGCCTCACCCCAGATCTTCGACTTGGATTCCATGTGCTTAATGCTGGACACGGCGCCCGCACCAGCATTCTGGTTAAGCGGAAAGACGCCAACCATTGAAGCCAGGTTATCCATAGCAAGATTCTCAGTTCCCCACACAACGGGCTCGCCATCATAGATCTTGCTGATAAGGTTCTGGACCGTGAGGCGCTGGTCCTGACTGCACGCCACGATCATGGGGTTACGCTCATTGAGTAGGTCGATCTCAATAGTGCGATCAATCTGCGCAAGCCGGGCAGCATAGGACATAACCACGTCGATCTCGGGCTCGCGAATCTGGTTCCCCCAGATACACACAGAATCGGAAGCGCTGACATCTCGCGAATAGATCCCGTTCCGGTTTACTCGATACCCAGTAGGGTTGTCCTGAATGTCCAGGGGCCCGCTGATTGCTGCGGGCATTGACATGAACAACTCAAAGAAACTATCAAAGTAGAACAGGCTGAACCCATTATTGAAGATGGTTGTCTCAACAAACCTTGGATCAATTCCATTAGGCAGGCCCTCCCAGGTGAACCTAGAAAGACACTTACCCATCAACTGACGACGATACATGTATTCCAATTGCGCCTGACGGTGCTCTGACGCCGACGGCTTTGCAGCCATGATCTGGTCGTAGATTCCGTGCTTGACGTAATCGCGCTTCTTGTTAGTCAATTAATCTCACCTTCACATCCCGAATAACCCGATTGTTTCTAACATTAACGGTCCCAATCCTCTGCGGGGACCGCCAGACAGTCACACCTTTCTCGAAGATACCTCTGATTGTACCCTTAAAGGACTCTGGAATGTCCGCCTTTTCCAGATAGCACTCAGCCAACTTCCAATAAGTGAACTCAGACATTAGCGTAAGCGTGCTAGGCATCTTGATCCACACGTTCATCAGGTAGCCGTATCGCAACCAGAAATCTCCGATCCTGCGCATAGCGGACTCAGAAAGGAATCGTACTCGACAGTCGACCACCATATTATTGGCGACCATTGCCGAAACATATCCCGACGTCTGGCCAACAACCGACGGAGGAATGACCTGCATGTCCTGTCGTTGACCATTAATTGACGCAATTGCTGCTTCATAATCACCATTGGCAGAGAACTGCGCCAACTCATAATTCGTGTCGCGAACCGTGCGCTGCTGCTGCTGTGAGATCTGAGATGATCCACTAACCAACTGGTTCTGAATGTTGGCAGTTGACTGTGCCTGCGAATTATTGATCATCGCAGAAATGCCCGCAGTGGCCGCCTGACCGAGCCCGGCGCCGACCGCCTGACCATTGAGTCCAGCAACCCCACCAAGGGCCGTCATGCCGCCCTGGACGGCCTGAACAGTCGCGCGCATATTGTTGTAGCGGGACTGGCTGTCTGCGGTCGCAGAATTGCCCCACATAGTGTTCTCAGCGCCAGCCTGCGTGGCAGCGATCCCGGCGTTCGCAACGTCCCTACTGGCGACGGCAGAGCGCTGGGCGCGTTGCTGCTGCCACTTCGCGTTATTGATCTGCGCCGCAGTGGTGTGCGCCGATCCGGCCAGCGCGGACAGCGCAGCATTATTGACTGCGGAGAATGTGGGCAAAGATGTATACCCCGTAACACTATCCCACATTTCGCCGTGGTCATCGACGGCCTGGCCGCTGGTGATGTGCACGATCTTGGATTCCCAAATCGTGTTATAGTCCTTGATGGTGAAAAACAATGATGGGTTAGGTGGTGCAACGTGTGAGTACTGCTGAAGACCAATTCCCTTAGTCATTACCGACTCGGGGCGAAACTCAATCGGGTTGCCTGTATACGTGGTCAACTCAAGAATCATGTATGGGGATGTGCAGAATTTCCGCAACTCCCGATACGCAACGGGAAGCAAGGAAAGCATCTCGTCTCTGAAAGAAGATTGTGTCAACGGAAGGTTGAGCGTAATGTTTACCTCACCGCGCTGAATGTGAACCCAATCTGCCACATTAGAGCCAGAACCCACCTTGACCTTATTTCCAACCTTACCGTTAATCACGTTCTTCGGAACGAAAGTGATTGACCCAATCCCCTGGGCAACCCACGGGAAAGAAGATAGTCCCGTCATTCCAGTTTTAAACTGGTCTGCGGTGCATGCATAGATGCTTACGCCGTTAGGCAGTCCTTCAACGTTGGAAGGATATGCCATATTAACCTTAGGGGTGTCGGCAGTGCCGTACCCCAAGGCGTTGTTAAGATTAGTTGCCGAGGTAACGATAACGCTGTAATCATCCTTAGGGAGATTAGCCAGTTCTCGACGGTAGGTTCGCATCACGCGGTGCTCGCTACCCATGTCCAGGCCCTCGGGTTGGGTAAGCCACTCCTTCCCGTATTTGTCGAAAGAGTCCTGAGCAACGATGCCGAAGTGTCCGCGCTCGAGGTAAGAGCGCCCGAACTTGATTCGCTGATAGTAAGTAGCCCACACATCCAACTGAAGCATCAACTGCGTGGTGTTAGGCGCAATATAGTCAATGCTGGTGATGAAGTAGAAAAATGCGTGCGGGGTATAGCCCTCGAATCCCACTGTGTTCACTGGGCGCCCAGGGTTCTCAACCATGACGTAGTTGTAGCGGTTCGCGCGCGTAAAAGGCGTGGGAATGCGAATAGGCTTCCCTTGAGCGAGATACGTCATCTGATTGATCTCAACCTTGAGGGTGTCGTTGAATGACTTGACGTACTGGTAGGGGGTGTGACCATATGAATCCCAGTCAATAATGTCACGATATGTGTTGTCGAACGGAACATTAACCATCGTGATAACCGACCCAGCAGACCACACGGAATAATCAAAAGAAAGGCCCCCCCCCCTTTCCTCCGGGGGGGGGGGGAGGTGGTATATTATTTTTTTTCTCTCTATACGACAAGACA